GCTGGTACTATAGCCAGCACTTCTTCTGTTGCTGATGCAGGACATTTTTCTGTTGGGACATACACTGGTCAAACAGCGGCAGGGACTGTGGGGCATGGTTTAGGTGGCGTTGCTGAGATGGTGATTGTCTGGGACAAGGGATTCAACAACTCTATTGCTGTGTATCATTATGGTGTAGCCAGCGATGCTGCAACTGATTATTTGCTCCTAAATGGAACAGGTGCTGCTGTTGACTCCGTACTAATGTGGAATGACACAGCACCCACTTCTTCAGTGTTCTCAGTCGGCACAGGTAACAATACGAATGGCAATACAAGACCTAAGTCATTCCTAGCGTTCCGCTCAGTGCCGGGGGTGTGTAAGGTAGGAAGCTACATTGGATCGGGAAATGCAAATGGTCCTTATATTAGTACAGGATTTAAACCAAAGTGGTTGATGGTAAAATGGACTAGTGGTGGTGGTTTGTCCGGTGAAGGATGGCTTGTAAAAGACACTGTAAGACAAACAATTAATCCTAATGATGATGCTGATTTATATGCTAATTTTACAACTGCTGAAACTACTGGTGCAACGCATGGAGCAGACATTCTAGCAGATGGTTTTAAACTTAGAGGTACTGGTGGTGCTAATAACGTTAATGGTGCTACATACATATACCTAGCAATGGCAGACATAGGAGGAAACGGTACGCTCCCTCCTGTGTATGGCAAATAGGAAACAGACATGGAAATTTATAAAGTAGGCGACCGGCAAATTCACGCCAATCGAAGCTGGGTCGATAGTGCCGGTACACGACATCCTAAGACATGGACACGTTGGTCCAACAGCGAGAAGGAAGCTGCGGGCATCACTACTATCGTCCTCCAGCCTTTCCCCGATAATCGTTTATACATATCGTCTCACAACGTTGACGGTAGCGTCTCGTCAACGCCGCGTACGCTTGACGGCGAACATGGTGTTAAGTCGGCTTTGATTTCTCAAGTCAAACAACAGCAAGGTTCGTTGTTGGCACAAACTGATTGGGCCATCGTTCGTAAAGCGGATACAGGTACAGCAGTTCCGACAGCGATCCAAACGTACCGTGATGCTATTCGGACTAAGGCTGATGAAATGGAAACAGCAATTACTAACGCTGCTAATACGGATGCTATAGCAGCACTGTTTTTAAGTTGGGACGTGGACGGCAATAAGTTCGGCATCTTATACGACTGGCCCGAGCTTGACGATTAAATATGGACTCAATCGACCCGTCTCTTGTCGTCACGGCCCTTGGTATGCTGGTCAGTATCATCAGCGCGGCGGCAATTGTCCGGCAAAAGCTCGCAAGCGTCATCGAGCAGATGCAGGACATAGAGACCCGGCTGCGGCAATCTGACACTCGAATTGATAAGAGTGAAGTGCATCAATCAACCAGCGAGCAGCGTGTGTCCGTCCTCTCTACAATGCTGTCACCAGAGCGTAGACAAATATTACATGAGAGGTTGGCGACACTAGAGGCTAACTGCGCAACCTTGCGTCGTGATGTTGACGCTCACAGATCGGAATACCTGTCAAGCCACAACGGACGGCACCCACCGGTGCCGCAGGAAACGGAACGGCGGAAAATGTCATCCAATATCGAGGACTGATATATAATGGATTGGGATAAGTTAAACTTTGTACCGGAAGAATTTGCGTGTCGCTGCGGATGCGACGCCATGGAGATCAACGATGATTTTGTGCTGGTGCTGCAAGAAATCCGGTCCTCCTACGGTAAGTCCATGCATGTCACGTCCGGGTATCGATGCGAAGCGCACCCGGTGGAACGTAAGAAAATTGACAAGGGTGGTAAGCCCGGAAGTCATTATAGCGGATACGCGGCGGACATCGCGTGTGTAGGCCAAGATGCCATGAGGCTTTTAAGAATTTCCCTAAACAGCCCCAAAATCACCGGGATTGGTGTAAAGCAGTCTGGCCCACACAATACAAGATTCATTCACCTAGATATGCTACAAGAAGTGACTAACCGACCAACCATATGGAGTTATTAAAATGGCTATTTTACGAATGCTTTTAAGTCGCCTTCGGGAACCCTCGACCATGGCTGGGCTCGCCGGATTGCTTGCCGCTGTTGGCATCTCAGTTCCGGGTGAACTAGTCACGCAGATCACCATCGTGATTGGCGGCGTGGCCGGAATTGCCTCGATGTTTATGGCCGAGAAAGGCGAAAAGTGAGTGGCCTCGTTTGGGCAATTGTTGCCGGAGGTGTCGCGCTCTCTATCGGCGCCTTCTTCATGGCGCGGGCGCTCGTTAAAGGCAAATCACGAAAAGCCGTGGAGGAAGCGCGGCAGCGTATGGATGCTGTTAGTGGTGATAAGCCTCCTCATCATACCGCTAAGCGGTTGCGTCACGGTCGCTTCTAGCCTCCTTTCGGCGGGAGGTTCCGTTGCCAGCGGGTATTTTGGGTGGCTCACTTCTGAGAAGGGAGAGGCGGTGATCGTCACTCCGCCCATCGTTGAGTACGATGCCGAGGTGCAAGACCGCGCCGCCGATGAGTTTGAGAAGCTGGGTCCGCCATGCGCTCGCGATACAATCATTGCGGACTGCTCTGCTGCCGCAAGACTAATTATGGACTACGGCACCCTGCGAGAAAAGATACGCGCGGCTAAAGATAATTAGAGACCGTGCCGCCTCCAATTCCACGAGCAGTAAACGCGGCCTATCCAAATGATTACATCGCCGTAGCAATCGCAGTCACGGGCTATTTGGAAGCGCCAAGGTCCCGGCATAATTGACAAGTTGAAGCAGTTAATCATTTTGCACACAATTGTTCGAGCCATTCTATTTGTTGGCGAGTTTCGTTGTTTTCTTCGACCTCACTAAGCGCCGCGTCAATTCTGGTTATCGATCGTATCGTGGGACTGCTGAAACCAGTGCGCCATCTCGTCACCGTCGAGTATGCAACACCCGCTTCCTCACAGGCTTGTTGCAACGACATTCCGAGACGTTTTGCGCGTATCTCTAAAACGACTAATACATCGTGCGTTTCTCGTTGTTCGTATTCAGTTCTCTTTTCATACTGTCGTAATAACTTAGCTTGTCGCTTTAATTGTGCCGCATCTTCCGCTTCTTCTGCGCCCGCGATGCTGGTCGCTGTCAGATCATAGCCAAGCGTGTTGATTAATTTTTCCATCGTCGCATAACGCGGAGAGTTAACTTGCCATTCGATCAGACGAATGTTCCCTACGCGTATTCCGCTTCTACGCGACAGCTCCTCTTGCGTAATATTTTGCCGCAATCGTTCTTTGCGAATGAACTTGGCTGCCCAACTCGGGTGTGCGTTGCGGATATGTTTGTTAGCCATAGTTAATCTCCTTTAAAATTGCACATCCATCATTCAGCCCCCTTAACGGACAATGCCGTAGCGATGCTCACTAAACGCCGGTGTGCAGCAGATCGTCGCGGTACTGAATGACCAAACCCTCCAGCATTTCGATGCGGGAAAAGATACGAGCGGCTAAAAACGACTAAATATAAGTTTTTCGGATTTTGTATCCGCTGCTAAAAACTCCGTCAGGCCGCTTAAAATATTCAAGGTCGGCTCTGCGTTTTTTATCGTGCAGGCTAGATACGCGATAGCAAATATCGTGATGCTTTTTACAATATGGACTATTTGAAGAAAATACCGGCGCTTCGCAGAAATGAAAGTCGGGCTTGTCCGGATCCCCGTGCGGATACTGGCAAACAGAATCTTTTACTATCGGCGCTTTCGGTAGAATTTTTCTAGGTCTGGACGGGGTCGCATTTGGGTGAACCAAGTGCAGTCTCCCCCCTTTCCCCAGCACTGCGTTTCGCGTTGTTCCCAGTTGCTCAGCAATCTGCCTCGACGGCAGTCCCAGTTTATATCCGGCCCGCAGTATTTTTATCGCTTCGTCAGTCCAGTCCATTTTCAAATCCTTTAAAGTGAGAGAGAGGGGACGATCAGGGGGGCGGCCCCCCTCTCTCCTGCTGACGATGGAGAGGCTCCCGGAACCGGACCATCCAGTTTACGGAAAACTCGCCAGCAGTTGTTCATTTTGTTTTTAACCCAGCCTTGGGCCAAATGACGTAATTCTCACGCCAGTCAAAAATTATAGCTTCTGCCGTAAGCACGCGTGAGCGCAGCGCATTTATTTCTTGAACGCCTAACACAATAATTGCCGTGGCCGCCACAAGACAAGATAGCCATAGGATGCGCTCAAACATCACGCGCCCATCGCCGTCATAATCATAAAAACAAATCCAATTGCAGCGGCGGCAATTAGGCAGAGCGCAATTACGTCGCACAAATAACGCATTTACATTCCCAACGCTACGGCGGCGAAAAGCAAAACACCTAGCGCGGCGGCATACAAAAAAGCCTCTACGATTGTGGTAATCATCCCGCTACCAAATTGTAATAGCTGCCGGACGCGAGGTTTACGTGTTGCCAGTAGCTGCGCGGGTTAACAATTTCCCAGCAAAAACGAAAAGCGTTAACCGCCGCCTCGCTTTTCTCGTGAGCTTCGTTGATGTCGTAATTGAATTTGTTCAATAACGCCTCTGCCTTCTCCGGCGTTACGTTATCAAGCCATGCTATTTGTGTTGCGTTCATCGTCTTCTTCCTCTTTTTTTGTTGCGCGGTCGGCCAGTCCGGTTGCGCTCCCCTATTTTATACCTTAGTTTAACACCGAATAAAAGCGTTATCTTGCGTATAATCGAATTTTATTTTTTGCGTCCTCACAGCCGTTTGCCACGATAACCGTGTTGCCGATACTCTTTAAATATTTAATCCAGTTTTTTTGCTGCGGAGATAATTTACCACCCTTTTCGCGTTTCATTTCGATCCAGCAACGCCAAGCAGGAATATACAAATCAGGCACTCCGGCGCTGACGCCTTCAGCTTTAAGTTTTGCTCCGGCTGTGCGGCTTCTTTGACCGCCGTTTGGAATGGCAAATATTCTTTTTTCCGGAAAAGTCTGACGCATCCACATGACAAATTCGCGCTGTTCTTCGTGTTCGGTTTTCATCCCCACCTCCGGTTTGTTACGCGATAAAATTTGCCATCCTTCCGAAATTTTATAACACCCGGAGGATTGCATTCGTTCATTTCTTTTGCGGCGCTGGTTAGATCGACGTGGTGCATGTCAGCATGAGACCCGCACTGGCTTGATATTTCAGCAAAAAGACTCCGCGCCTTTTGTCCAGCATATCCTTCGTGCAGCACTGTCAAATATTCTTTAACAGGTCTGTCTGATAATTCTCCGTAATATGTAACCATTAACATTTCTTTGCCGCTGTTATAACTAACGTGCCTACTCCACCTCCATTCTGACACCCTCATTTCATTAGTATCTAAACCCATAATATCAAGATTATGCAAAACGGGTTTGGGTTTTGGAGGCGGTGGAAATTCATATCCGCAATCGGGACAATTTTTTGCCGACAGGTGAACGATAGAATCACATTCCGGGCAAATTTTAACCGGAGCCTCTCCCTCTCCTGATTTTCGCCCCGGATCAATGTTTGTAATAGGGCCATGCGCTTCAACTACACCAGCAAAATCAAGAACTCTGCAATGGTCGGTGTGACTTTTAGGGCGCATTCCACGGCCCGCCATTTGAACATACAGGCTTGCGCTTGCGGTTGGCCTTAACATAGCAATCATATCAATATCGGGGTGGTCAAATCCGGTAGTCAAAACATTTGCATTCGTTAATCCTCTAATGCGCCCCGCTTTAAAATCAGCAATTATTTCTGCTCGCTCGGCTTTCGGCGTTTCGCCTGTAATCGTTGCCGCGCTAATTCCACGCTCGATTAATTCGTCACGAATATTATAGCTATGCTGCACTCCGACGCAAAAAATTAACCATGATTTGCGGTTTTCACCTTGAGCAATAATTTCATCCGCGACCGGTCCGTTGATTTCTTTACGGTCCACGGCAGCTTGCAATTCGCTTTCAATGTATTCGCCGCCGCGCTTGTGTACTCCATCTGCGGATATTTTTGCTCCTGTAATTTTAGACTGCAACGGTGCCAAATGTTTTTTATAGATCAATTCTTCAACGCTGGTCGGAGAAATAATTTCTGAAAACAGCGCCGGTTCGTCAGTTATAAGGCCGTGACCCAATCGATACGGCGTTGCCGTTAATCCAATAACACGCAACGCCGGATTGATGCTTGTTAGAGCTTCGATCAAATTGCGATAACCGCCTTCTTGTTTGTGCGAAACAAGATGACATTCATCAATCAACACCAAATCAAAATGGCCTATCTTGTTTGGGTCTACCCGTCGAATGGATTGAATGCTGGCAAACGTAATGTCATCAAATCGTTTTGACCCAAGGCCAGCCGAGTAAATGCCAAGCGGTGCTTCCGGCCAATGCTGGCGCAATTTTTCCGCATTCTGTTCAATCAATTCTTTAACGTGCGTTAGCATTAAAATGCGAGTTTCCGGCCATTGAGTTTTTGCGTCTTGGCATATGGCCGCAATGATATGGCTCTTGCCTGATCCGGTTGGAAGCTCAATGCACGGATGCCCTTTTTTGCCGTTAGAGAACCATTTATATAATTCATCTATTGTTCGTTGTTGATAATCGCGAAGCATTTTAAAGCCCTGCCTTTTTTATCAAAATGGAAAAATTCATTGGTCCGTCTTTTTTCTGCGCCATTAAAAATTTACCGGATTCAACATGCTTGCGAACAATTTCGAGAGATATTTTGCTATTTTCTGTGGCTCGAAAAAAAGCCCCTACATCTTTCTCTAAATGCTTTGGAGGGCGTAAGTCATAAATTCCAAGCGGTTCATAGTCCCGTGTCACCATCCATTTGTGGCGGGTTGTAATATTTCGCTCTGCAATTTTAATCCATTCCATTTGTGTTCTCTCTAACTTCAACAATGTTTGCGCCGGAAAAGGTTTTTTTGACCTCTTCAACAAGTTCATCTCCACAAGCTTCGCCGCCTGCTATTATTTCTCTGCTGCTGTAAACGTAGGCGTCACCTTCGCCGTTGCGAATATCCTTGCCGTTAATCTCATAAACGGCCTCATGCGGATCGTTGCTGTCTTTAATAGGCCAAGGCACCATATCGGGGTGCAACACATGGCTATCGCATCCGGTAATTTGAAAATCGCCGGGAATTTTATTTCCTTCACCTCTAGCCCAACGGGCGCACGACCATGTGCCATCTTTCTCCGGTGTGCCGTGAGCGCAAGTCCGGCAATTTACGTGTTGCGTTAATTGCTTCGTGTGACAAAAACTATGCGCCGCGCAAAACTTGCACTGATACCAACTTGCATCTGTCGATAGCGGTGGCGGGATGCGTTCAGATGTTGCTATGCGTTTAGCGCGAGCCAGTGATTTTTCGGCGTGATCTTTGTCATATTTAATTCGCTCAATATACAAGCGGTCATCGTCTTTGCAGACCGCTACATACAAAGCTCGGTCAATTTTTGTGCCTAGCAT